GCCCGATAGTCCACTCAAGACCAGTTGGCCGGTCGCCGAAACCGCAGCGACCATGCGCTACCCCTTCTGAATCACCATCCCGCCGATGGCGATGGAGGGTGTGATTCCGCTCGAGACGGCGAGCGGCGAGCACTTGTAGATAATGCCCTGACCCACCGATGAGGTGTTTACCGGATTCGCATTACTCGCTGTGGTCGAGAGCGTACAGGTAGTACCTGATGCAGTTCCCACATAGTAGATCGTTCCCTCGGTCTGACCTGTGGGCAGCCCTTGAGTTCCTTGCAATTGCGCGACCATTACCCGGTCATTGACGACTGGAGAATAGCCATAGCAGGTCAAAGACCCGGGACTAGCTAGCGTGCATTCAAACGATACGTCAGGGCCCGCAGTCGGTCCCAGCGGTCCCCATGCTAAGAGCGTTCCAGCACCTGAGGATGAGAGCCCTAACCCCCAATGAGTGAGCGTATCTCCCGAAGCTCCCCCAGCAGCAAAGTTGATCGCTGCGGCATTGCTCACGCTCGAGAATGCCGTACCAGATCCCAGAGTGGTCGTCCAACCACCGGTAGTACGAGCTACTGCCTGGCGTGCGTAGTTGGTATAGGCCGTCTCATTGGTAGTTTGAGATCCCGCATTACCAGGCGCACCATTATGCAATGAGATGTACAGGCTGGTAGCCGGTGCTCCAGAATTAGCCGCTATGGTATTCCAGGCTCCAGAGAAGACGGCGCAAAAGAGTGCATCTAGTTCGGCTTTAGTGTCGGCGAAAGTCAGTGTTGCCATGCTATCCCTCCTCGGTTCCGATCAAATACCCACTCAACGTCTGCGTCGCCGCGCCGGTCGCCTATGGTTCCCATGACGATTAGCTCAAATTGTCCGGCAGCGGAGTGGATTCTGGCCGATCAACCGTAATGGTGTAGATCTCACTCGCAGTTGGCGTAATAGTCGCGGCGGTTGCATTGTTGAATGCCACGGCAAGCGTATTTGCCGCACTCACCCTAGCATTGACGATGCCCAAACCCGCTTGAGTGGTTGGCTTGGTCACGCTGATGAAGTCCCCGATCATAAGACCTTGAACCGTAAATGTCTGCTCAGCAACCGTATTGGCGGCTACCGAGATCGGCGATAAAGTCGGGGCGATCAACGCAGAGAATGCGAGATTCCCGCGTACAACGTTACTAGATGGCATTTAAGCTCCTTTCTTGAGCAATCCTGTGCTCACGCAATGTTCGTAAAAGTTACCCTTCCAAGCCTTGCTGCCGCGGTGTGTGAATGTCACATCCGAATCGATCCAGGCATATTCGCCCATGGCCACGAGCTGCCGGCAGAAGAACATATCCTCCCCACTCCAGCCGTATTTTCCCATGCCGGTCTGAAAGTAAGGCGTACACGGCCAACTGAAGGGATCTCCAACCGGCTTGCCGAGCGGATCCGTGTGCAACTCAGGAAATGCGGCATCCATCCGTTCAAAAATCTCCCGCTTGATACGCATACATCCCGTGCCAAGCTCGAGCGATTGGAACAAGTGCGTAGCCGGATCAATGACACCGGTTATGGCATTCATGTGATATTCGGGTTCTACCGCGCTACTCTTCTTCGGCGGTAGGGCGCCCACAACCCCTTGCGGGTAACTCACGAGCCGCGGCATGACCTTGGCATCCCACCCCTGATCGGCATCAATAAAGACGAGATCGGTGAAATTCCAATCAGATTTCAGGAAATAATCCACCAATTTGTTACGCGCCAAATCGATGAATTGCAGTCCCACCTCTAGGCGGTGATCGCACTCAATGCCATGACGGTGCATCTCGACAATGGTCGATATCATGGAGGTGTGATAGTCCACCGACACCGATTTATCGAAACTCGGTGTTGCAAACAAAACGACGGGAGATTGCCCCCCGTCGCCTTTTGGGACCAATTCCATACTTACCAGTCGAACTGGTTACCCGATGCTGGCTTGCTCCAGTTCGGCTGAATCCGATTCACCTCGATCGTGTAGACCTCGGAAGCCGTGGGCGTGATGGTCGCGGCAGTTGCGTTGATGAATGCGATCGCTAGCGTATCTGCCGCGCTTACTCGAGCATTCACGATGCCCAAACCTGCTTGAGTGGTAGGTTTCGATACCGACACTTGATCCGTGGTCAGAAGACCGATGCCGGTCGCGGCAAAGGTCTGCTCAGCTACCGTATTCGCAGCTACCGAGATCGGCGAGAGAGTTACCGAGAAAATGCCGTTCTTCCAGATATTCCCCGTCGGGATCTGAATCGTATCTGGCAATGCTTCGGAAGCGGGGCCGGGATTCGAACCGGAGACGTTTGTTACTGCAGTGAATGCCATGTGTGCTCCTTAACCCGAAACTCGTGCGCCAAGCCCTCGATAGAGGCTCGCAAACCCATACGCCACGTCCATACGCGTTGGTTCCGCGTCATTGTTGATGGTGTATTGAGTCGCGATTCTCACCGAGATGCCCAGATCTTCATCGTAGGCCCGCGATGCTTCCACAGCCGTTCTAGGAAGCGGCAAGTCGACAAAGGCCAGCGCGTAGGCGTCCCGATGGAAGTACAGGTTCTCGGTCGAATTCACCGCCGCCGTACCGATAACTGCCACCGCCGGTGTACCGGTCCAAGCCGCAGTGGTCGATACGTTCTGGAACTGACCGCCCGTGATGATGCAATCCGCCACCGTCAATGCCAGAGTTCCCGTACCGCTCGAGGTGTACAGACCTACCGTTGCGCTACCCGGAGTGGAGTTGAAAGTGCCGGCGGCCAGGGTCGCGGGAACGAACTGCGGACCGCCGGGCGTTGCAACTCCGGTCATCTGTGCATAGCCACCAGGCGGCAATACTACGTAGGTCTTCAGCGTATTGCTGTATCGGCCGCGGGACTGCGGATTCGCGGGGTAGGTACCCGCCACCGTGATCGTATCTCCTACATAGACCTGGGCGGCTGTATTGGTGAGGCCAGAGATGTTCAACACACCTTGCTGGGCCCAACCGGAGGTCAGAATCGCGCTACCACCCGCCGCAGTCGTAATGCCGACCAGAACAGGGGTACCGGTCAACGTACCAACCGTGTAGTTTGCAATGTTCGGATCTTCGAACCAGTCAGCTCCGGCTGTCTTACGAGCGACGAGGCCAGTCTCGAAGAAATCGCTAATCTTGACTTGCGGGTTGAACAGACCCTTCAGCGCATCGGCCATGGAGGAAGATGCAAAAGGATGCAAAACCGCATTCGGCATCATGCCCCGCGGCATGCCCTCAGATACGAGGTAGGCCCTGGCATCCGAGAATGACTTGTAGGCCGTTGGCACCGTTCCCGGCGTTCCCAACCGAATGGATGTGTTCTGGAAGGCAAAATACGCGCCATCATTATCGATGCGATTACCCACCGTCATACATGCGGGCTCAATAAATCGAGATTCGAATTCATCGATGTCCAAGAGCATGTTGATCGTGTTGAACTGAATGTCGACGTGGAACTGGTACAGGATCGACACCGGTACGTAGTTCTCAGTCGATGGTTCGACGTTCAGCGCCGGCCCGAAGGTACCCACGTACCGCGGCGGCATGCGCACGTTACAGGTGCCGCCTATCTTGCGGCCCTTGACGCCGAATTCCGAGTCATACTGACGATTGAACTTATCGGTTAACACACACAAGTTCGACAGCACCGGCAGTGCCCGATTTGTGATCATGCTAATCGTGAGTAGCTGATTGGCCACCTAATACTCCTAGACCGAAAACTATTATGTTTCCCGAATCTAGTGCCTCTTTCGAGCCGTGAGCGTTATGCCGTGTTTCTTCTGCCAGATCGCCGTATCCTCTGCGGCTGTTCGCTCGCTCGGATCCTTCTCGACTTGGGCACCACTGCCTGCACTCAATGGCCGAATGATCGGCGCTTGGACGCGGGGCTTACTCGGGGCTGTACCCGTTTCGGTGCTCGGCTTGACGCCGTTACTCTGACTCGGCTCTACGCCGTTTGGCTTGTCATCGGCTTTCGCTGATGCGAATGGGGAAATCTTACTCTCAATTTTGCCAAGTTCAACTAGTGAACGTGTGATTCCTCTCACAAATGCCTGCGTACCGGGCTTT